CGAGAAGATTCCTGCATTCGACCCAGAGAATCGCCTCGGAAAGCAGTTGTTCTATTATCGTGTTTACGCAGCAGGCGTGAAGCACTATCCCTTGCCAGAATACATCGGTAGCAACGCTTGGATTGAGGCAGACGTGCAAGTGGCCAACTTCCACAACAACAACCTTCGCAACAACTTTTGGGGCGGTTACTTGATAAACTTCAACAACGGCATCCCGACTCCTGAAGAGCAGGGGGATATTGAGAGGCAAATCAAACGCAAGTTTTCAGGAACCGACAACGCTGGTCGCTTTGTGGTTACATTCAACGACGATGCAGCCAAGGCCCCAACGCTTGAACCGCTCACACCGAGCGACATGGATAAGCAGTTCGAGATACTGAACAAAGCAATCCAACAAGAAATCTTTATCTCGCATCGTGTAACCAACCCCATGCTTTTCGGAGTAAAGACCGAGGGGCAATTGGGTGGACGCAACGAATTGGTCGAGGCCTACGAGTTATTCAAGGCGACCTACGTCAACGACAGGGTCCGCAAGGTTGAGCGGATGATTAACTACCTCGGCTCCTTCAACGGAGTTGAAGGGATGGAACTGATACCTGTGGAACCCATCACGGAGCGACTAAGCGAGCAAGCCTTGTTGCAGATTATGACCCAAGACGAATTGAGGGAAAAAGCAGGTCTGCAACCGCTTGAGAAACCTGCCGACGTGGTTGGACCTAACCCCCAACCCGATGAGCAGCCGCAAGCCGTGGAAGCCTTGCAGAGCAACGACAATATCAAGAAGTTGTCAGGCCGTGAGTATCAAAACCTGATGCGAATCGTGCGTCAGTATATGCAGGAGAAGATTACCCTTGAAATGGCTCGGACCATGTTGTCAGCAGGCTTTGGGCTATCAGCCCAAGAGATTGACACGATGCTCGGAGTGCAGGCCCAAGAGTTCAGCGAACCGACTTGGGGCCAAGAGGACGACGAGGACTACGGATGGGGCGACGAAGAGTTTAAAGTCTTGGAGGTCGTTGCAAGCAAGTTTGGATGCCATGCCGACGACTACCACGTCATGCACTCCAAGCCGATGCGGTTCGACTCCAACATCGACGAAAACATACGGTTGGCCTTTGCCGAACTGGGCGAAGAAGAGAAAGAGTTGGACCTGAAGATTGAGGCTTATCGCAAGAAGAACCGGGACGCATCGGTTGAAGAAATGGCAAAGGAATTTGGGGTCAGCAAAGCCAAGGTTGCAAAGCGTGTTGCCTACTTGATAACCAAGGACCGCTACCCAATCAGCAGGGCCGTGGACAAGATAGCCGAGCAGAACCTTCCAAAGAACGTGAAGGAAGTCGCAGAGCCAGTCTTGGAGGTCCGATACAAATACTCTTGGGCGACAGGATTCAGCAACAAGGATAAAGGCTCGAGCCGTGAGTTCTGCAAGGTCATGCTTGACTTGGCTGGGCAGGGCAAGGTTTACACACGGGATGACATTGACGGAATTTCTGCGATAATGGGCTACTCCGTTTGGAACAGGAGAGGCGGTTGGTATCACACACCGAGCGGAGTGAATCGTCCCCAATGCAGGCACGTATGGGAGCAGCAACTCGTCATCCGTAAAGGCAATAAAATCAGCAAGGCATGAAGGCACTCTTTATAAGCGAAGAAACGCTACTGGACAACTCAATCATAAACGAGAACGTCAGTTACACGCAGATACGTCCAACGGTTGTCAAGGTGCAGGAGATGCGGATTCAGCCCATCGTTGGCTCTCCGTTGTACGGGCAATTGGTTACGCAGGTCGTCAGCGGTTCAACGTCTGCGCTCAACCAAACGCTCTTGGAGGACTACATTCAGCCTGCTATGATTCAGTGGCTCTACTACGAGTTGCCGATGGTCTTGGCCTTTAAGTACATGAACAAGGGGATGGTCCGTAGAACGAGCGAAGAGTCCTCCCAAATGAGCATGGAAGAGATTACCCGGCTGACCGACAAAGTGAAGAACGATGCGGAGTGGTACTCCGAACGGATTACTCGCTACCTCATGGAGAACCGCAACTCCTATCCGCTTTGGAACTCGCCTCCGTCTGCGTTGGATACCATCTACCCGAACGCCACCAACTACCGCACCGGGATGGTCCTTGACCGCAACAGGAGGATGGGAATCAGCAATCTTGACTACCCCTACCCTTACGGTCAATTCGGGGCTTGTAACGACTGCTAAGCATGGGAGCGCACAAGAAGAATATACTGAAACTGCAAAACTATGTCTTGGATAAAAATCAAGCAGGCTCTCTTGGACCTTGCAAATGCTCATCCACAGGTCAACTCCTTCGGGACGGGCGACCCTCTTGCAATCGGCACGGACAACACCATCAACCTACGAACCCCAAGCCGTGAACGCATCGTCTATCCGCTCGTGTTTGCGGACGTTCAGTCTGCAAGTACTGACGCTGGTACTTTGGACTTGGTGGTTGGGGTTTACTTT